TGGTTTATTACTCATTTCTTTTTTCTCATGTAATGTTTAGATGGTTCATAATCCCATCTTTTACCGTGATGACCTCTTAAGTCTGCATACCACATTCTTAATTTTACTATCCATTTTCTAACCGGCCTAGGCATTAGTTATGTACCTTTGGTTTTTTTATTGGAATAAGAATTTCTTTATCCATTTTATCTAATTCTTTAGTCATTTCTTTTTCTGCTTTTAAATCAGCTTTTTTTCTTTTTTTCATACGTTTAACATATGTATCATAATCTGGTCTTTCATGACCATACTTAGACCACAATGCCATAGCCTCAGCTCCAATTTTACCGTCAATTGGACAGACAGTGCCCGCAGAAATCATGCTCTCAAACACGCGCTCATCTTGGCAGAGGATAGCCACGGCTGCTACACGCATACCAAAATCATTTAATATTCTTGCTAGCTTTAATCTCTCACAATTTTTATCAATTGTGTGTTTGCCACCACTTACACCAAAACCAAATGTCTGTATACCACCTGAAACTCCTACAGCACAAACGTCTTGTGTCATAGAATTATAAGAAGGTGCTGATGCTGTTGGTGGTGCTGATTTTATATTAGAGTTAGATGTAGAATTTGTTGTTGTGCTAGAAGATGATCCGGATTCATATGTGGTTGCTCCACCTGTATACCCACCCTCAATACTTGTGTTTCCGCCGCTAACGTTCGTTTGTGTTTCTGCTGAACGTGCTGGTCCACCAAATAAAGCTAACAGTGTTAACATTATAATTAAGATTGCTGTAAATCTATAGTCCATCCTGGCACCCCTCATATTACTTCACTGCTGCTCTACAAGTAGGGCAAGATTTTTTAAACCTTGTTTTATGTGTATTACAAACAATTTTTTCTACTACTGGTGTTTCCACTTTATCTTCTAATTTTAATATTTCTTGTTCTTCATTAAAACCTTCTCTTAAAAGTTCAGATGTAGTTTTTTCTTTTTTAAAAATTTTGTTCCACAAAGATTTTATCCATTTAATCATTTTTTTCCTATATTAATGTTTAGTTGTAATGCATAGTTGTCGTTGTCTAACGCAAGTATGTGTGCGCACCTATGTTCGTGCGGATCTAAGAATGATCAGTGTTTAGTATATTACTCTCTAGGTATGTAAAGTCAACTTAAGTTGCCAAAAAATAAATGGCAATAACAACTATAGCTATAGCAACAGATTTTTGCTTATTAGCGCTAGCCCATGTGATTACTTTTTTTATATGATCCATATTTTTCTCCTTATTTATTTTATTGTACCCCAATTTGGTCCAGATTCATAGTCTACTTTATTAGGAACTTCAAGAGAAACAGCACTTTCCATAATATCTTTTATTTTTTGTGCATGTTCTGGTGATTTAACAGATATATCAAGTTCATCATGTACTTGTATGTGTGGTATAATTCCCTCTTTATATAACTCTATCATAGCTTTTTTTGTCATGTCAGCTGCTGATCCTTGTATTAATTTGTTTAATGCTTTGTATGTAAATGCTCGCTTGATCCCTGGTCCGTGTTCCGCGAGTGCGTCTTCATGATTCAATGCTTTATGTATCCCGAATTGGTTAGGCTCCCACAAATTAAATCTACATTTACGACCTAGTAAAGTTCTAACCCTACCCTTGTCTTGTGCTCTACGCATTACACTTTCCATTAACATTTTTACAAATGGTACTTTGTCATGATAAGTTCTAAACAAATCTTCAGCATCTTCTTTGGATACACCTAGCTCTGCTTGTAATTTATTTTTACCCATACCATAAAACAAACCAAGATTAATTGTCTTGGCCTGTGATCTAGGTATGTTGGCCATGTCTGCAACGATCTTATGAAAGTCTGTATCAGCTTCATCATTATATGCGTCAAGAACTTCTTCTACACCATACAATTCATCTAAAGCTGCATAATGCACTACCAACCTAGGCTCTTGCTGTGAATAGTCAAAACAACCCCATGTATGCCCTTCCTCAGGCACAAATAGAGCCCTGATCCGTGGTCCGAGATCCTTGTTTCTTGCTGGAATCTGTTGAAGGTTAGGATTAGAATATGAAAATCTCCCTGTCACAGTTCCGCCATTATCTGATCTAAGTTGATTAATGTCAGCATGAATTCTTCCTTTATGAGAATGCTTGAGTATGGTATCAATGAAGGTGGTATGAGCTTTATTAATCTCTCTAGCTTTTGCTATCTTGTTAACGATAGGATGTTTATGTTCTTGAAGAAAATTTTTAGTAAAGGAAGGTGCTTTTGTTTTTTCGGTTACTTCATAGTCTAATTTCAATTTATCAAAAACTTTGGCGATTGATCTTGCTGCCCATATTTGAGGTTCTAGGCCTGTTTCTTTTTTTACTTCTAGGAGTAAGCTTTCTTCTTGTGATGCTAGCTCTTGCTTTAATTTATGAGCTGCTTCAACGTCTACGCATACTCCCTTAAATTTCATATCAATCAAACAAGGAAACAATTCCGTTTCCATATCCATGATTGAATTTATATCTTGATGATCTATTTCTTTTTTAAGTTCTTGCCAAAGTGCTAATGTTATCTCTGCATCTTTTTCTGCGTATGCACCAACATAAATGGCAGGTAGTTTATACATTTCTGCCTTGGGGTCAACCCCCCAACTTTTTGCTGCTTCATATAATTCTGTTTCATTTTTTCCTTTTCCAGTGTATCGTTTAGCACAATTGTTTAAGTCATAGCGCATTTGATTTTCATCAACTAGGGCCGATGCAATCATCGTGTCTACAATTTTTCCGCTGATACTTAAACCTAACGCGCGTATCCAACACACGTCATACATGGCGTTGTGAAATATCTTTGTGGCTGGTGTATTTAATACGTCTTGAAACCATTTAAGGACCATTTTACGATCCATATTACCACCCCCTTCATGTGCAATTGGATAATAAGCACACCAACCTTTAACAGCTACAGCTATTCCAGTAACGTCTCCTTTACCTGTGACTGAACCTGAACCCATTTTTATTAAATCTGGATCTTTAGTTTCTAAGTCAATTGCAATCTCAGCATACTTGGATAAGTCTGGAAAAGATTCTGGTGGTAGCCATTCTGTTTGTGGTTTAAATACAGGTTTCATGAATAGTCTCTTTCTAATATCATTTCTAAATAATGTATTGCTTTATTTATGTCTTCCTCTTTTCCCTTTGACTGATGTCTGCAAATATATTTTATAGCATTGCCCTCCGCAAAAAGCAATTTGTTTTCGTTTATAAACTCTGCAGGTTGAATTTTCATCGAGCGATAATGTTTCCCGCCTATCTGGTCTTCTAAAGAATTGTATATTGTTCCTTTAAATATATCTTTGTTTGTCATAGATTATACGCCTTCTTTGTTTGTGGTTCTATTATAAATAAATTGTTCTCTGTTCTTGTGCATGCAACATAAAACAATCTGTGTGTATCGTCTGGATCTTTTTCATAATCAATGAATGCTGCATTAGCCAAGTCTGTTGTTACAACTACATTCTCTCGTTCATTACCCTTAACGCCATGTATTGTTGATATACTAATTCTAGGATTCTTATCTAAATCTTCTCCAGATCTAATTAATTTTTTTATTTTTTTTATATCTTCATCACCTATTTCATTCAATGCTTTGTCCCATTCAGCTTCTGTGTTAAGTCCATATTTTTCTTTTAATATATCTACATCATAGAACCCATCTTTAATTATTGTTTTAAATAACTTTGGATCCCAATTATCTTTAGTCATCTTTGTAGAAATTTTTTTACAATCATCATAATGAAGTGGTATACCTTTTCGTAAGTCATTCCATTTTCTTATAATTTCATAAATATTTTTTACTTTAGGTATGGCATTTCTTCTCTGCCAATATAATTCTTTTTCATCTAATACATCACCTATGTCTTTTAACATATAATTAGCTGTGGCTAATACTAACCATCTACCACGTGAGAAATCTACTTCATGAAGATCACCGCAGTATTTAACAGATCCTTCTTCTTCTTTTGGCAACCATTCTTTCTCTACTCTGTTATGTACTTTTTTTATTATCTTGTTTGCTAGTGCAAAAGGTTTTTGTGGTACCCTTTGTGATTGATCTAATACAGTTCTTTTACCCTCTAAGTTTATAAATGTACTAACGTGCGCACCATTCCATCTATATATAGCTTGGTCATCGTCACCTGATATGTAAGAGTCTTGTGCTCTCTCTTCTATCTTCTTAACTAATTTCCATTGCACCAAACTTAAATCTTGTGCTTCGTCTACAAACATAACTCTTAACCTAGGAGCTTCACCACCTGCTAAAAATTTTTCTAACATGTCTGGAAAATCTATTAGACCATTCTGTTCTTTATAGTTTTCTAATTCTTCTACTATGATTTGTAACTTACTTAATTGTATTTTTGAATTGTTATTTAAATGATAAAATTTTATTGGGTCCATTTCTTTTGATCGTGCCAAGTTTATTAATTGTATGTATGGATCTGGAGAATAGAATATACCTTCGTAGTCTTCGTCTTGTTTTGCACCTTCTAACTCTATTTGCATCTTCTCTGATAATTCTTTGTAATGTTTTGGTTGCATCA